TCATTTGCGGCTCCAGTTTACGAGGTCTGGCTCAGCGCTATCGCGCGAGGGTGGGGTCACTTCGATCGTGCCATCCGAGCCAATTTTGACCGCGCATCCGAGGCCTGCCCACTCAGCTACCGCCTTACGAAGTTCTGCGCCCTTGAGAGGCTGTGCGGCATTTGCGGTGGAGGGCATCATTCGTCCATCTTCCTTGCCTTGTGCTCGAGTTTCGCGATGGCCAGCGCGGTGGGGCGCAGCTCGGGCTCCAGCGTGTCGTAACCGCGATACCAGCGGCCGCCGCTGAGGCGCGGTAGGAGCGCGCGAGGGATGGCCTCCCAGTTGTCGGGGGCGGTGTTCGCCTTGTCGCCGTCCAGGCACTTCAGGCAGTGACCGTCGGGCAGGGGGCCGTTCGCTTCCTCCCAACGGATCAGGTGAACGGCACGCCAACGCGACTGCAGCGGCATGCCGTCATGGATCTTGCGCTCGATGTAGCCGTCCTTGCTGACCCGTTCGGTGCCGATCGGCTTGTAGAGCTCCACAGCAACGCCGCGGCGCTCGCCTTTCTTGAACCAGCCTTTCTCGCTGCCCGGGGCGCAGTATCCCTTCCGGCCCTTGTTCGGCGGCACTTGGCCTTTCTTGAAGCAGCCGGTGCGTCCGGTCATCCAACCCTTGCGCTTGCAGAGGCTGGTGAAGTTGGAGAGCGACACGTCCGGGCGGTTCCACAGGTCGACAAACTCAGCGTGCGCTTCGCGGCGCGGGCGCTTGTGATTGTCGTGGATCCAGAACAGTTCAGCGTCGCTGTATTCGATATGGTGCCCTTTCATCGCTCTGACGCCTTACCGGTACCGATCTGGGGCAGCATCGGGAGTACGCCGGCGCCGTGCTCGGCAAAGAGTTTCGCGGCCTTGAGCTGCAGGTCGGCATTGCCGGTGATCTGATCGGCAACTTTCACGATGGCTTCCGTGCGCTTCACCTCGCGCTCGATCATCTCTGCGTCGAGGTCATCATCGGAGAGGCGCTCAAGCTGTGCGAACAGATGATTGTTGAGATCGGTGAGCTTGTTCTTCAACGGTGTGCTCCTCAAGCGGTCTGGTGTCCATCGCAACGCCCCATCACTGGGGCGCTGACATGGGCATCAGAGGTCGGGTGCGCGCCCAAACATCAGGGCGAGGCCGGTGCCCTCGGAAGCGCGGAAGGCGATCTGCTGGAACTCAGCCAGGCGGCGATACTCGACCCGGCGCCAGACGAAGCCGAGCTTTAGGCCATCGGGTCGCGGCCGGAAGCGGAAGCTGGCTGTGATCTCGATCGGCTCCTCGCCAGCGAAGAGCGGGATCTGCAGGGTGAACTGGGTCGGCACCTTCATCTCGCCCTTGGTGTGGGTCTCGGTCTCGTAGACGATGCTGCGCTCGCCGGTCTGCAGCCGGGTGCTCGACTTGAAGTTCACGCCCTGCGTCGCCTCGAGGTCGCGGGCGATCTCGATCATGGTGGCTGGGTCTGGCGTCACGATGTCAGAGGCGTTCTCGTCCAGGAACTCGGCGAAGGCCATCTGATCGACCATGTGTCCCTCGAGCTCATTCCAGCGCTTGAACTCCTCGCTCTCGCGAAGCTTGAGCATGGCGGTGTGCTTCCGGGCGCCGGGGGCCAGCATTGCATCAGCTTTCGCCTGGTTGTGGCCGTGCCAGTCGAGGCAGGCGTGCACGGTGAGCGCGTCGATATCGGCGATCAGGACCGATGCGTCGGAACTGAAGCGGTTGGCGTAGCGGATCAGCGAGTCCGCATCGTCAACGGTCACGCGCTGGATGATGTGCGGCGGAAGGGCGTGCGGAGAGGGGATCGGCGTGAGGCTGAAGTCCTTCGGTGCCAATGCAAAGCGCTGGCCGTGATCGCCTTCGATCACCGGATCGGCGAGGCGGGCGCTGGTCAGCGCGACCTCGAGTGCGGAGCGCGGATCATAGGGCGGGTCGATTTCCAGAAGCTCGGTCTGTTCGGTCATGTGGGTGGTCCTTCTGTTGGAGAGTTACTCGGCGGCGCGGTCGCGCCGGGTTTCGAACTCGTCGACCCAGTCCTGCTGGTTCGGGTCGCGGCGGGTCAGGCGGGCATCGTCGTTCAGGAAGTAGATGCCGGCGCCGAGCTCGCGCTTGGGCTTCTTGGCGGTCACCTGCGGGATGCACTCGATCTGCCCGGCCTTGTTGACCTTGAAGGGCAGCTTGACGGTGACCTCGCCGCTGTTGCCGGTCTCTTGGATGGCGGCGAGGACCTCGCTCATGCGGTCATCGGCCTCGCGCAGAAGCTCGCCGCGGCGAAAGCTCTGCATGAATTCGAGGAAGTTCAGCTCTTCTCTGGCCATCGGCCTCTCCTTGAAATTGTTGCCCCCGCCGCGGGTTCGGCACGGCCATTCCTGAGAATTGCTGTTGCGGCGGGGGATGCGGGCGGAATGCCCGGCATTCGGTTATCGGTGGGTCGCGATCCTACCGGTCCAGGCGTCGAACTCGGTGGTCAGGACGTTGAAGCGGGCGCGGGCCCTCTCGTCGGTGTCGAGCGCGCGGCGGCTCTCGACGCGGCAGAAGGTGCGCAGGAACTCGGCGGCGGCGCTGGCGCAGAACTGGCCGCCATCGAAGCCTGAGCGCGCCGCGGCGAAGCGCTGGAACCGCGCGTCGTTGCAGAGGATGCCGGCGCGCTGCGCGAGCGGAGTGTCAGAGGCTGTCATGCTCACCTCCGGCGCTGGCCATCGATCCAAGCAGTAGGGCGGTGAGCGCGTGCGCCGAGGTGATCTCGGTTGCGTCGTCCGACAGCGCGATCACCGTGCTGCAGGTCTCGAGCATCACGACATGCTCCACAGTTCGACCACGCCAATTCCGATGGAGTCAGACGTGAGGTGGGAAGTCGATTCGGAGATGTCCGTACGCCCGAACGCGATATGTGTCGAATTTGAGGAAAAGGTGTCTATTTGTGGGCGAATGTGGCGAAGCGTTGTCAAAAGATGCCGCTTAGATTGCAGCGCTTGGAAGTCCTGACACGCACTGGGTGAGCCTTGTTGATGATGTCTTCGAGCTCGTTCATCCTCTTCATGCATTCCAGCTGGCGACCGCGTAGTCACGAGTGGTCGTTTAGTATCTAGTGATTGGTTCAGTATTTTTGCGGCCGTTGGCTGGGGTGCTATTTCATCCTCAACCTGTATCTGGAGGGCACGAGCTCCTGGCGCTGGTGGGGAGCCGCCCGCGTCGAAAGCGGAAGGCTTATGGGCAGAGGCAATCCCGTCCGGCTCTCGCGCCAGTGCGATCACCGTGCTGCAGGCCTCGAGCATCACCTCATCCGAGATATCGCCAAGCTGCCAGCCGGGCAGGGCGCGGAGCTGCCGGGCGTACCACAATTGGTCGCCCGGCAGCGGGACAGGCGCGGGTCCGTGAGTGATGGCGTGCGCTGTCATTCGAAAAGCCCGGGGGCTGTGTCTGGCGCTGGCGGCGCATCGATGACTTGGTGGATCTCGAAAATGATCCATACCCAGACCAGGATCGAGGCGATGACGATCAGCAGCGGCGGGCGCCAGATGAGATCGTCGTCGGTATGGGGCTCGAAGGTGTCGCACTGGCGGCCGAGGTGGGAGCGATCCATCATGCTGCGTCTCCGCCGCGCCCGAACTTCGCCACTGCCTCGCGGATCGCGGGCATGGCGCGCTGGCGGCCAGCCTCCACGTCGGTCAGCGCCGGAGCGGGGGGCTGCGGGTCGGGATCGGTTTCCGTGATGACGTGCACCAAGGTTGGGCGCCCGGAAATGCGGGCCTCGAGGTCGTGCAGGCGGTTGCCTGCCTCATTGCAAATCGGGTGTCCCTGACGCTGCTTCGCATGAAACCAGAAATCCTGGCGGGTCACGCGATCAGCGGCGGCGGCTTCCGGGTCTGTCAGGAAGGCCGCCTCTTCGGGGAGAACGTACTTGTTCGGCATGGGTGCCTCCATCGGTTGATGAGGGCAATGTGCGGGGTATGAATACCCCATGTCAACAGAAAAGGGTATTCATACCCCATAAAAGTTGCCCGGGCCGTTGAGTCATGTCCCTCTGGAGGCACGTGCTGGGGCGGTCCGGTGCGCAGCAAGAGGCCCGGCATGGGGCCGGATTGGGATAAATTGGCACTTAAGTGGGTTGATACGATTTGGCATCTAGCGCCGCCGTTACCTTCTCGTTAGGTCGTGGCCATGCCTTACTGGAAGCGTGTTGCAAAAGTTGTCCTTGAACTGTCAGCGTTCGCATGCGTGGCGGCCTTGATACAAGGAGCGATTGTTCACTTCGGATTTGTGACCGTCGTGCCCTTTCTATTGATGGCGCTATTGGTCGTCGTCATTATCATCGCTCTTATGAGATAGGATGAAGTCAGCTTGGGTCATATCGCGACGCCAGGAATGGACTTCAGTGATCGCGTCCTTCTTGATATCCCAGATAGAGCCCTCCTTCTCCTCTTTGATCGAGCGGGTAACGTCGAGGATTATTCCTCCCGAGAGATTGAGGTCAATTTTCCCGCTGGTCAGGTCTTCCAGAAATTTGGCGTCTTCCATGTACGCTGAGAACTTCCCTGTGCTCCCAAAGAAGCCCCATTTTCTGTGGGATCCAGATAGAATGGGGCGATCTAGGACCACTTCCTCCCGGACCGTCCTTTCGCGTTTAGCTTCTCCAGGTTCTTCTAGGACTTCGCTGATGTCCTCTAGGTAATCTGCGAAATCACTGCGCGGGACGATCTGCGCTGGTTTGTGGTCGCGATCGTCCGCCCGCATCCCAACGCCGTCTACAGCTGGGTCGGCGTTTGCCGCGCTGAACAGGTCTCTTCGGGCGTCGACAACGTTGCGGTTTGCCAGGCTTCGTTCGACTAGGGGTGCTACTTGTTCTGCGATGTGTGCGGCTTCTTCAGGTGTTAGACTTTCATCTTCTGCTGAGATTGCCTCTGTGAGGTGGTCCAGGCCCCTGGTCTGAAAGTAGGTAATTGTGTTGGTGGTTATCAGGGTTGCAAGCATAAAGGCGAGTTGCTTCAGGCGCTCCTTGGTTACGGCCCCTTTCAGGGTTGATATAATCCGCAGACTCCCGGGGGCGGAGCGGTCGAATAGTACTTCAAATGAAACGCCGGGTTCAGACAGGTATAGGGTTTCGCCCGCCATTTTCTCGATAGCCAAGGCGGCTCGCGCAACCGCACCTAGAGTTGGGCTGTGGTCTTTCTTGATATCAAAGTAGAGTGTAAATGCTTGTTCGGACATAATTTCTGCTCGTATAATGTTGGCGCCTGGATATTGATCATCTTCAATGACGTTAGGTTTTCCTGGCGAGCTCGGCTGGCCAGTGCAGGCGCACACGGGCCGCCCAATTCAATTTGACGTCGTGCATGTTGTCGGCGGATGGGTTTAGGGAGATGAGGTTGAACAGGCCTGGTTCGCTGCCGAGCTTCACCTGCTTCACCCAGCCCATGCCGGAGGCATCTTCCACCACGCAGCGGTGGCCAATGACGTCGTCCGGCACACCATCGTGGGTGTCTCGGGTGTAGAACAGTAGGTCGCCCGCGCTGAAGACCGGCTCCATACTGTCCCCCTCGACCTCGACCGCAACCACGCCGTTATATGACAGGCCGGGTGGGCATTCGACTTGGGGGCCATCTCCCTTTTCGTAAGCGTCGAAAACGGGAACGTGGGCGCCGGCGCCAACCTTGCCGGCGATGGCGATTGTCGGTTTCGCGGAGACATTGCCTTGCATGAAGTCTTCGTAAGTTCCGCCGAACGCTCGAGCAATTAGGTAGGCATCGTCTGCGTTCGTCGTCGCGCTTCGCCCGCGCGCAACTTGCTTGAGGCGTTCATAAGGAACACCGGTTGCCAAAGATATACTTCGGACAGAGCGCCCTGTCGTGGCAAGGGCGTGTTGGAATGCTTCAATGAAGGTCCGGGGCATGACTATTTTCTCTGCCATGCCGGACTTTGGCGGTAGGGGTGAGAAATACCCTTGCAACATGGGGTATCAATACCCCATAACTGCGAGCATGGAGCAGTTGATCGCAGACGTGGAGGCCTACGCCGCCTCCGTTGACCGGAAGCCGCAGGCGGTGTTGCGCGATGCCATCGGTGCGGGCTGGAAAGAGTGGGAGTCGTGGAAGGCCGGGAAGTCGAGCCCGACCATGGCTCGGGTGGATCGTTTGCGTGACTACATGGCCGGGCATCCCCCGCAGGAGGACGCGGCATGAGCGCTCATCTGAAGCTGATCGTATCAAACGGGTCATGCTCGGAGCGTGACTCGGCAGGTCGTCCCGCGTCCCGGTCCAAAGAACTGGACCGCTACAGGATGCAGGTCATCGCTGCCGAGATCTGGTCGGACTGGCTGCACGCGGAGTTCCGTCGGCCTGAGGATGTTGCGAGCTTCTTCGGGGTGCGCAACAGCACCGCGTGGAACTGGTGGAATGCCACCAGCCGCCCGACCGCCGACAAGGTGATGATCGCGGTGCTCGAGTGCTCAGGTTTCCTCGACCACCTCGGAACCTATGTGGCCGCAGATGAGCGGAGGGTCGCATGAGCGCCGCGTCCGATCTCCTCGGCCGCCCGCCGGTGATGCGCCCGTTCGCGCGCGGCCCGCGCGAGGACCGCAAGCCGCTTGCGCGTGAGACCCGCGACGGGCTGACGATCGCGCATGTGCCCTACGCCACCACGAACAGCAGCGTTGCCCTGACCGCGCCGGTCACGATGGCGGCGGCGCCTTGGGAGGTGTCGCCGTGACGCGCTCCCTTCAGAATACGAATGCCCGACCTGTTCGGGCCTGCCTGGCGGGGGTCCAACCTTGCCAACTGGTGCGCGGGGCTGTCCCCGATCTGGCCTTCTCCTCCATTTTGGCTAGAATACCTCGCGTACCCTTTTCCATCCCGAGCGCCGCGGGGACCCGGCGCACCTCCCTGTTGGACCTTGCCCCGGTGTCTTTTGCGGCGCCGGGGTCTTTCATGGGGGAGGTCTGACATGGCGTCGGCAGAGACAAGCCGGGCTGATGACGAAGGCCTTCTGCATCTGCTCGATCTGAGAGACGAGCACGGCCTGACCTTCGCTGAGATCGCCGAACGCACCGGACGGACGCGGTCCTCGATCGCGGGCGCGTTCAAGCGCTTCCGGGACGGCGACACGAAGTTCGTGCAGCGATGCACCGACCAGGACTGCCGTATAGCCTGTGCCTCAAGCCCTATAACCGCGATGGCGGGATGCCGGTGCTATGGTGAAAGGCTGTGGGAGGGCGCAATGGGTGAGACCAGATATCGCGACCTCGAGATCAGGGGCGTGACATACAAGACCGCCGCTGCTGCGGCGGAGGCGCTCGGCGTGTCTTCGGACGCAGTCCGTATCGCAGCCAAGCGCGGGACGCTGCACCGCGTCGGAACCGGGCGGGTCGGGCGTGAGCCCATGCCGGTGCGGATTCGCGGAGTGGACTTTCCCGACGCGCGTGCGGCGGCAGAACATTTCGGGGTCTCCTCCCACACGGTATGGGCGGCGATTGACATGGGGGATCCGGATCGGGTCGCCAGGAAAGTGCCGCCGCCGCTGCCGCGCCTGAAGCCGGTCACGCTCTACGGGGTGAGCTTCCCGTCCTGCGCTGAGGCCAGTCGGCAGCTTGGTTTCGGCTGGGCAGGATATGTGTCGCAGGCGCTGAGGCGCCGGAACCCCGTCGCTCAGGAGCGCATCAGGGCTGCCGTCATGAAACTGGTGGCTGAGCGTGAAGTTCAGGCGATGCGGCGCGGGAGGGCAGCATGAGCGGCTCAGGCGCAAAGCGAGTGCCGATCGTGCATTCGGTGACGGTGCCGTTCGGGCATCTCGACCTGCGGCTGCACCAGCTTGAATGCGGCACGCGCGGCTGGTCGCTGCGCCCGGGTGGGTTTCAGCCGGCGGAGACCCGGCCGGTGGTCAACGGCGCGCTCGACGGCCCGGCGCTCGAGGCCTTCATCGCCGACATGGAGATCGCGCTCTCTGCCCTTCGGCGCTTCCGGGAAGACGTCGGAGGTGCGGCATGAGGGGCGCTCCGGGGCCACGCGCGCGGCTCGTGACGACTGCAACGGCCGTCGTCCTGTTCCGGGGCGGCATGGATCTGTGCCCGGACCTGTTGGCGCGCCTCGACGCCGTCCTGCGGTCGATCGGCGGCGCGCCGGATGACGATCTGCACGAGGTCGCGGGTGCCGGTCGAGCGCTGTGCGATGCGCGCCTGGATGGCGACGTTGCGGCTTTCGATGACGCCAAGATGCGCTTGTGGCGAGAGCTGGCGCGCTACTGGGCTGGGCGCGCGATCCGGTCCTTCGATGAAGTGGGGAAGGCATGACGACGGCTACGATCACGCTTGCGCGGGACAACACAGACCTGCCGGAATACCCGCTGCCGTCCGGAACGCGCCTGGAGGCGCACTCCTACTTCAAGTTCCACTATGACCGCTGGCTGAACAGCGATTTCTTCACGCGCGCAACGCAGCGCAATGAATGGGCTGTCCTCGCGATCGCGCAGGCGCTCTGGTGCAAGTCGCGATATCAGAACCCGATCGGAACTCTGCCGAACGACGACGCTCTGCTGGCGGGTTTGATCGGCATGTCGGTCGAAACCTGGCAAGGGTGGTCCAGGCGCGACATCTCTCCGCTCTACGGGTGGCATCTGTGCCGCATCCCCGGGACCGGTGAGGTCAGGCTGATGCACGACGTGGTGGTCGAGGTCGTACTAGACGCGATCGACGCGCGCGACAAAAGCGCTGACCGGGCCGCCGCCGAACGTGAGCGGACGGCACTCTCGCGCCTTCGCAAGAGCGTGGCCGACCTCGGTGACGAGCGGCTGTCGGGAAATCCGCGCTTCATCGTCCAGCTGCACCACTGGCTCAACGACAGCTACCCGACAGGCAACCGCACGGTCGCTCGGATCATGGAAGGAATGGAGGCGCTCGGCGTCACTGCCTGGCGCGTCTGAACTTCTGTCCGGTTCTGTCCAGTTCTGTCCGCGTGACAGTTTGGGACGGAATATGGACAGAACCGCCGACATTCTGTCGGCTGCATGAGAGGAAAGGAGAAAGAAATGAGAAAGAGAAAGACAGGAGAAAACCGTCGCACTTCATTCCGACCGCGCAGCCTGTGGATAAGTCGGATTTTTGCTGAGAAGGGCGCTTGCAATGACGGTTGAGCAGACGACGAAGGTCGAGACCAAGCGTGACCGAGTGCGCCGGGTGCTGATCCATCCCCTGACCGAGTGGGGCTTCCGAAAGCCGGGGAATGTGACCCAGGAGAAGCATGCCAAGTTCCTCATCGATCTGGCGGACGGGCTGGCCTACCTCAACGACGAGCAGCTCGAGCGGCTGCGCGAGTTCCTGAAGACGAAGGGTGAGGGCGGCGACAAGCGGGGCTGGCCGCGCATGGCGACGATCTCGCCTCTGGCCGAGGCTGTGGCGCCGCGCCCGCTCGAAGAGGTCCCGGTCATCGCCAGCTGGTTCGGATCGGCGCGCGGGCCTCAGGCGCTGGAAGAGGGTACGCTGGTCGCAGAGTTCCAGTTCCTGACCGCGCTCAAGCGTCCCCCGCTTCACGATGGCGACTGGCGCCGGATTCGGGAGCGCGCCGCCGAGCACGACAGCAACAAGCGGGTGCGCGAGGATCGGGTGCGCCGCGGTGTTGATGATCATGATGATCGGCAGTGGCTGGCTTGGTACGCCAAGCTCGAGGCGCGGGCGATGGCCCTGCTGCCTGAGCAAGGAAAGGGCGCGGCATGAGCGTGATGGGTGCGCAATTCCAGATTCCCCGCGTGCGTCCGGGTCGGGCCGGTAAGACGCCGGTCGCCATCTGGGATCTGCTGGTCTGGGCCTTCCAGTCGGAGCGTGTGTCGCTGGACTTCGATGAGCTCGCCAGCGCCGCGGGCGAGCGGCCCGGAGTGTCGATGGAATGGGTGATGATGCAGCGGGCTAACCTCGGCTGCGCGATCGATGGCGGCGGGCGCTCTGAGCCGCACCCAGATGCGGACCTCGTGGCTTCGGCTGTGTCGTGCCTGCCCGAGGGCTGCGGTGGGCGTCGAATGGCGATCTGGATTGCTGATCTCGCGCGACAGGGGCGCACTCCGGATTGGGGGCAGGGGGTCTCGCCTAGTTGCCAGCCAGTGGCATGGCGACAGTGCAAGTACGGCCGCTATGCTGAGCGCGAGATTTGGACGGGGCCGGGCCGCTGGCCGACGCCCCAGCTCGGGAAGTCAGACGGTTACGCCTGCCGGGTCGTATTCAGCGGTCTGGCCTCAGAGCGCGCCGCGCGCCGGCGCGAGTGGTTGGCGTGGTGGGGCGCGCTGCTCGAGCTGCAGACAACCTTTGAAATTCGCTGCGACCTGACCGGATTCGTGGTGACGCGGGAGATGCCGCCTCGTTCTCCGTGGAAGAAAGAGGCTTGACCGAAAGTCACTACGTTGACATCTTGCCATCGAACCGAACCGCGCCCGGAGCAGAGATGCTTTCGGGCGCTTCTCGTTTCAGATGCTCACCACAGTGAGATCAGTGGCGGTCTCTGGGATCGTGAAAGTTCCGTCAGCGTTGTTCATTACTTCGCGGCCATTTCCCAGGACATAGCGACGATGCTCGCCGTCGGTTTGCTTGAATACTGTCACCGTTCCGCCGTCGACTGTCTCGCACTCAACGACCTGCATGTTGGTCCATTCCTTCAACATCTCGCCCTCCGTTTCTTGGCTGGACATCCTCGCGACTACAGTGAGCGCGAGAATGGAGTTGATGGATCGTACCGAGAGTTTCGCCGATTCCATCACGACGGCGCAAGGGTGTGGACCTGAGGATGGCGGATACGGCCAATCTAAGCTGATGCGGAACGTCAGCTCAGCGTCAGTATGCTCAGTGCAACTTTGTCGGTTGTCGCAGATTCAATAGGTCTTGGACGGCGCGGCGAAAGGCCGGTGCATGAGGTCGAACGGCTGAATCGAGCGGAGTCCGAATGCAGGGTAGGGCGCGGCATCCCAAAACGGCGGGTCCCTCCCCAGGCTCCGCCGGTATACGGGGCGGCTTAGCGCATATGTTTTAACTCACTAAACCGAAACCAAAGCCTAAACCTTGCGGGGGTTTAGCGATTTAGCGGGGGTCAGATTTGGCGAGCGGGTGCAGCGCGGCGATCGGCCGGCGCTGCGCGGGCGCCTCGGAAAGGAACGCATGACACGGCAGCTGACCGCGACGGAATTGGCCGGCGTCCTGGATCTCTCCAAGGGCCGGATCTCCCAGCTGGTGAGCGGCGGGCAGCTCACGGGGTGCTACAGCGGCGACGGGCGACATCGTCGTTTCGATCTCGCCAAGGTCGCCGCCGCGCTCGGGCGTCGCCTCGATCCCGGCCAGATGCTCGGCAACGGGGCCAAGACCTCGGAGGCCCTGGCACGGATCCCAGCAGCGGATCCCGCGCCGAGCCCGCCCCAAGATCCCGCCCCGGCGCCGGCCGGGCTCGGGGCAACCGAGCTGCCGAGCCGGGATCCGAGCCGCTATGAGCTGGCGAAGACCCTCAAGGCCGAGGAGGACGCCCGAACCGCGCGCCGCCGCAACAGCGAGGCCGAGGGCACGTTGGTGCTGGCAAGCGTGGTCGCGAATGAAACCATGCGGCAAATGGCGCAGGAGATCGCCCAGATCGAAAGCTCGGTGATCCGCACCGGTGCCAGACGCATCGCCGACGAGCTGGGCGTCGACTTCCGCGAGGCCCGGGTGATCCTGACCGAGGTCTGGCGCGAGTATCGCACCGGCCGCGCCGCGGTGAAGGCCGAGGAGGCCGAGGCGGCCGAGCTGACCGACGACGAACAGGCCGAGGATTTCTAAGCCCGTGGGATTCTTGATCTCGGCCGAGGAGGTAATCGCCAGGGCGATCTCCCAGGCCATCGACCCGCCGCCGCCGCCCGACATCACGCGGTGGTGCGAGGAAAATATCGTCTTCGACGCCCGCTCGCCGATGCCGGGCCCGTTCGACATCAACCGTTTCGCGTTCCTGCGCGAGATCCACGAGGTGCTGTCACCGGAGCACGCGGCGCGCGAGGTGACGATCCGCGGCTCGGCGCAATGGGGCAAGACGGTCTCGATCATTCAGCCGACCCTGGCGGAGTGGCACGAGTACACCCCGCTCGACTCGCTGATCGTGCATCCGACCTCGAGCGCGGCAACCGAGTGGGTCAACAACAAGTGGATGCCCATGCGCCGCCAGGCGCCGGGGCTGCTGAGGGTGTTCGGCGCGGGCAAAGGTGAGAACCGCGACAATACGTTCAACCAAGAGACCCTCGACCGGAACGGCTCGCTGAAAGTCGCCTCGGCTGGCTCGCCCGCGGATCTCACCGGCACCAGCCGGCGCCTGGTCATCATGGATGACCTGTCGAAATTCGAGCCCTCGGAAAAGGGCGACCCCGAAAAGCTCGCGGAAAGCCGGGCCTCGGGGTTCGAAGATGCGAAGATCGCCAGGGTCAGCACCGCGATGATCAAGGGCACCTGCCGGATCACCGCCGCCTATGATCGCAGCGATCAGCGGCTCTATCACGTTCCCTGCCCGAGCTGCGGGCATGAGCAGCCGCTGACCTGGGAGAACTTCCGGGCGCAGATCGACCCGGAGAACCTGGCAGCGGCGCATTTCCGCTGCGAGAGCTGCGGCGAGCCGATCCGCCACGGCGACAAGGAAAAGATGGTTCGCCTCGGGCGGTGGGTGAAACAGAACCCGGGCGGCAGTCACCCGGGGTTCCACCTTTGGCGCGCTTACGCGCCGCAACGGGATTGGGCCTCGATCGCGGTCGAATACGCCCAGGTCATGGGCTGGACCCGGCTCGAGGCCCAGGGCGGCAAGAAACCCGCGGCGCCGACCGCGGTCAGCGCGGCTGTCGAGCAGGTGTTCTGGAATGACGTGTTGGGCCTGCCCTACGAGCAGGCCACAGACGCGCCGGATTGGGAAGCGTTGCGCGACCGGACGGAGAACGCCGAGCCCGGCGAGATCCTCGAGCGCGGCGTGCTGCCGGCCACCGGGTTTATCTTCGGCGCCGGCGTCGACTGCCAGGACGATCGCCTCGAGGTGCAGCTGGTCGCCTTCGGGCGTAACCGCCGGCGCTGGGTCATCGACTACAAGGTGATCCCGCACCATATCGGCGACGATGAGGGGCGCGCGGCGCTCAACGCGCTGTTGCGCCAGAGCTGGAAAACCGAGCTGGGCCTGCAGATCTCGATCGACATGCTCGCGATCGACGGCGGCGCCTATACCGATGACGTGTGGAGCTGGGCGCGCTCGCATCCCTGGTCGCGCGTCATCATCGTGAAAGGCGCCTCGACGCAGAACGGCCCGCTGATGTCGCTGCAGCGGTTCGAGCGGCGCAAGGATGGCAAGGCCAAACGGGCGCAGAAACGCGCCTTCAACCTCAATGTGTCGTCGCTCAAGGCGGGGCTCTACGCGCATCTCGGCAAGGAAGATCCGAGCGATCGGGGTCACACCCGTTTCGCCCGTGCCCTGGGAAATGAGTATTACCGGATGCTCGCCTCGGAGACCCGCGTGGTGAAGCGCAACGCGCAAGGGGTCATGACCTCGAGCTGGAACCTGGTCGAGCCGACCCGGCGCAACGAGGCGCTCGACACGATGAATTACGCCGAGGGCGCCGCGATGCGCCGCGGCTGGCACTCGATGACCGATGACCAGTGGGACGCCCTGACCGCCGAGCGGTCGATCGCCCCGCCGGATCAGCAAGGCGATCTGTTCGACGCCGAGCTGCCGCTCGCGGCCGCCACGGGATCCCGGGCGGGCGCGGCGCAGAAACCCGAAACCGACGCTGCAAAGCGTCTCTTGAACGTGTTGAGGCCCGATGCCGATTGAGACCGCGACCCTCGAGGCCCGTCTGACCGAGGCGGAGAACGCGCTGCATAAGCTGCTGCTCGGCCAGACCGTGACCGTGGTCAGCTATGACGGCCACCGGACGGAGTTCAAGCCGGCCGACGAGGGCAAACTGCGGCGCTACGTCCAGGAGCTGAAACGCAAGCTCGGCCAGGCCCCCGCAGGCCGCATGTCTCGCCGGGTGGTGTTCTGATGGGGCGTGATCTGACCCGCGTGCCCCTAGTGCCGCGCAAGTCGGGCGCCGTCGCCCGCGACGCGGGCTTTTCCGGGACCACGCCCTACACCGCCGCCGACCCGACGATCGACACCATGTCGGGGTTCCTGCCGTCAAACCGCGCGGTCGACGCGGAGATCCTGCCGAACCGCGATCGGGCAACGGCCCGGGCCCGCGACCTGGTGCGCAATAATGGCTGGGCTGCCGGCGCAGTCTCGAAAGAGGTCGACAGCGTCATCGGCGCGAACTTCCGGCCGCTGCTCAAGCCCGACTGGCGCGCCCTGGGGCTCAGCGCCGAATGGGCCCGCGCCTTCAAGGAGGAGGTCGAGGGGCACTGGCGCAGCTATGCCCAGGATCCCCGCTTTCTCGCCGACACGACCCGGGCGCAGACCGTGCCGCAGATGTTTGGCACCGCCTATCGGACCTACCTGGTCGAGGGCGAGGCGATCGCCCTGGTCAACTGGCGCCGGGCCCGGCCGACCAAGACGACCATGCGCCTGGTCGACCCGGATCTGCTCTGCAACCCGCAGGACATGCCCGATCGGGCCCAGCTGCGCGGCGGGATCGAGATCAGCCGCGACGGCATCGCAAAGGCCTATCACTTCCGCCAAGCGCACGCCGAGACCATCTGGGTCGACACCGCCGATCGCTGGGCCTGGAAGCGCATCGCCCGCGAGACGCCGCACGGCCGGCCGCAGGTGCTGCACTTCTTCGACAAGACCCGCGACGGGCAGACCCGCGGGATCTCGCGTCTGGCGCCGATCGTTGAGCGGCTGCGCATGGAGGACCATTACAGCCGGGTCGAGCTGCAGGCGGCGGTGATCAACGCGGTGCTGGCCGCCTTCATCAAGTCGCCCATGGGGCCTGATGTCATCGACGAGCTGTTCGCCGAGGGCGGCGGCGAGGGCTTCCTGAAGTATCAGGAGGCGCGCCAGGGCTTCTATGGCAATTCCGGCGGCGTGAAGGTCGGCGGCGCGCGGGTGCAGGCGCTCTATCCGAATGACGAGATCGGCATGGTGCAGACCGCCCGGCCGGCGGCGCAATACGCGGATTTCGAGAGCGCGGTCCTGCGCAACATCGCCTCGGGCCTGGGGATCAGCTATGAGCAGCTCGCCTCGGACTGGTCAAAGACCAACTACTCGAGCGCGCGCGCCGCGATGATCGAGATCTGGCGCGGGTGGAGCGCCCGCCGCACCGCCTTTGCTCAGGGCTTCTGTCAACCGTTCTTCATGGCCTGGCTCGAGGAGAAGATCCTCGACGGCCATATCGCGCTACCCTCCGGCGCGCCGGATTTCCACGCCTTCTGGCCGGCCTATGCGCGGGCGAAGTGGATCGGGCCCGGCAAGGGCTTTGTCGATCCGGTCAAGGAAGCCCAGGCGGCGGCGATGCGTGTCGCCCTCGGGCTGTCGACCCTCGAGGAGGAGGCGGCCGAGCTGACCGGCACCGACTACGCCGACAACATGGAACAGATCAAAGGCGAGATCGCCGCCATGCCTGACGGCACGCTGCACCCGATGCAGGAAAGTTTCGCCAAGCTGCTCGGCCACAATGGCGGGCCGCAGATGACCCCCGAGGACTGACATCATGGATTATCCGCAGATTGCGCAGCGTGTGTTTCACACGCCGTTGATGGCTGCGCCGGCGAAGGCCGCGGCCTTCGTCGCTGGCTTGGGCCCCCGCCTGTTCGGCGGGCCCGTCACGATCGAGGGCGCGGAGGCCACGAAAGAGGCGCGCTCGCGCCCGGTCGCCTCGGTGCTCGACGAGCGCCTCGAGGACGAGATCCGCGCCGGCCGGCGCTCACCGTTCCGCAGCATCGACGGGGTCGCGGTGATCCCGATCACCGGCTCGCTGATCCATCGCGGCAGCTACATCGGCGAATCCTTCTCCGGGAACCAGACCTATGAGGGGATCTCGGCGCAGCTCACCGCCGCGGCCGAGAGCCCGATGGTGCGCGGGGTCGCGCTCGAGATCGACAGCTTCGGCGGGGAGGTCGCGGGCTGTTTCGAGCTGGCCGACGAGATCCGCGCGCTGAGCGCGCAGAAACCGGTCTGGGCGTTCATCTCGGCGCATGCCTTCTCGGCCGCCTACGCGATCGCCTCGCAGGCCGATCGCATCATCATCCCGCGCTCGGGCGGCGCTGGCTCGATCGGCGTCATCTGCATGCATGCCGATCAGAGCGAGCGGCTCGAGGCCAACGGGGTGCGGGTGACCGTGATCTCGGCCGGCGCCCACAAGGGCGACGGCAACCCTTACGAGCCGCTGCCCGAGGCGGTGCGCGAAGATCTGCAGCGCGAATGCGAGGATCTCCGCCAGCTGTTCGCCGAGACCGTCGCCGAGGGGCGCGGCGATCGGCTGACCCTAGAGGCCGCGCTTGCCACCGAGGCCCGCACTTTCATTGGCGCCCAGGCGGTCGAGGCTGGCCTCGCCGACGAGGTCGACAACCCGCGCGCAGCTTTCGAGCGCTTCGTCGCGCAGATCAATGGGCGGCCGGCACCGGCGCCCAGCACAGCCAGCAAGCAAGGAGCTGAGACCATGACCGACAAGACCGCGACCACCCCGGCGCCGGCGGCGCCGACCGCCAGCGCACCCGCGCAGCCAGCGCCCGAGGCGAGCACGCCCGAGCAGCCGACCCCGGCACCGACCGCCACGGTACCCGAGGCGCCCGCCGCCCCGACCCCCGCTGGCCCGAGCGCATCCGACGAGCGCAGCCGGATCTCGGCGATCCTGAACCACCCCGAGGCGAAGGGGCGCGAGGATCTCGCCAAGAGCTTCGCTTTCGAGAGTGACATGAGCGCCGAGGATGCAGCGAAGCACCTTGCCGCCGCCCCGAAACAGGGCGCCGGCCAGAGCCTGAGTGCGGTCATGCAGGCCGAGGACACCGACCTCGACGCGCCGGCCGCGACCGGGCCCGAGACCGCAACCGCTGCCGATCTCGCGCGGGCCCGTCACGCAAACTGAGCGCCGGCCTCCGGGCCGGCATCCCCTGACCGTCCAGCAACATAGGAGTGATGGACATGCCGACACTGACCGAGGGCAAGACGCCCGGTGACTTCCTCCTGTTCGAGGAACAGGACCACTACAGCCGCGAGGAGGTGACGATCGCCGCCGGCGCGGATCTCGAGCCCGGCACCGTCCTGGGCATGGTGACCGCGACCGAGAAATACGTCGCCAGCGACGAGGCCGGTGCGGACGGGTCCGAGGCGGCCGCGGCCGTTCTGCTGACCCCGGCGGCCGCCGCCGAGGCTGACGTGACCGCGGTGGTGCTCAAGCGTCACGCCCGCGTGCGCCGCTTCGGCCTGACCTTCGATGCCTCCTATGACACCGAGGCCAAGCGCGACGCAGCCTGCGCCGAGCTGGAAGCCCTTGGCATCGTGGTGAGCTGACCCGGGTCGCCGGCCTCGCCCGGCGGCCTGTCCTTCCGCGCCTGACCGGCGCACCCGAAACCGAAAAGAGGAGCCGCTGTCATGGCCCATATGGATATTTTCAAGAACGACGCTTTCCGGGCCATGGCGCTTGGCGAAGCGATCCGCATCATCCCGAACCAGTGGGGTTTGATCGGCAACCTGGGGCTGTTCAGCCCGAAACCGATCCGCGGCACCAAGTTCTCGATCGAGAAGAAGAACGGCGTGCTGCAGCTGGTGCAATCCTCCGCGCGCGGCACCTCGCTGCCCGGCCAGGCCCGCAGCAAGCGCGACCTGCTCGACTTCCGCACCTCGCGCTTCGGCCTCAAGTCGCGCATCACCGCCGATGACATCGACGGGATCCGCGCCTTCGGGTCCGAGACCGAGCTCAAGCAGGTGCTCGGCGAGGTGCTCGACCGCCAGGAGGAGCTGCGCGGCTCGATCGACATCACCCGCGAATACCTCCGCGCGGGCGCGCTGCAGGGCCAGGTGCTCGACGCCGATGGCTCGGTGATCGTCGACCTGCACCAGACCTTCGGCATCACCAAGAAGTCGGTCGACTTTGTCTATGGCACCGCGACCACCGACCTCGGCGCCAAGGCGCGCGAGGTCAAGCGTCACATCCGCACCAACCTGCTCGGCGACGTGATGACCGGCGTCATGGGCCTGATGGAACCCGAGTTCACGGACCGGATGATGGGGCATTCCGATTTCAAGGAACGCTACAAGTATTTCACCAACAAGACCGGCACCGACCCTCTTCGCGATGAGACTTCGCAGGGCTTCGAGTTCGAGGGCATCTGGTGGAAGGAATACCAGGGCGAGGGTCCGGTCCCGCAGGAAGATGGGACCGTGGTGACCCGAAGCTTCATCCCGCAGGGTGAAGTGTCCTTCTTCCCGGTCGGCACCCGCCAGACCTTCCGGCAGTTCAACGGCTCGGCCGATTACCTCGGCATGACCAACCTGCCGGGCGAGGAGTTCTACTCGGCGCTGTTCCCCGACCGCCAGGAAGACCGCTTCGCCGATGTCGAGGCGATGATGGAGACGCTGCCCATGTGCCTGCGTCCTGGCGTCCTGGTGCGCGGCCACAGTTCGAACTGAGGCTGAGCCGCTGACCGGCCCGGCGCCTGAGGCGCCGGGCCCCCTGACATGAGGAGACCGCTACCATGGCGACCCGCAAGACCACCGACGAGACCGTGACCGTCAAGATGACCGGCGCGCATACTTACAAGACCGGGGCCTCGACGCGCCGCACCCTTCCCGAGGGCTGGTCGGGCCCGGTGCCGGCCGCGATCGGCGCCGAAATCGAGAAGGCCGGCAAGGGCAAGATCCAGAAGCCTAAGGCCGCCGAGAAACCCAAGGCCGCGAAGAAATCGACCAAGGCCGCGACCACCGCGCCGGCGGCAACGGCTGGCGCAACCGACCCGGCGGCGACTGGCGGCCAGGCCCAGGGCGGCGCGCCCGCATCTGGCGACGGCGCCACCGGCTGAGCCCGATGGATCCGTTTCTGCGGGCGGTCGAGACCGCGTTCGAGCAGCACGGGATTGAGGCCACCCTCGATCCCGATGGCGCTGCCCTGTCGGTGCGGCTATTGCCGATGCGTGGCGACGACATCGCCGATTTTGGCTCGATGCAGATCCAGGAGCCCGGTGGCGTGTTCGAGATCCTCGCCAGCGCTTTCGCCGGCCACGATCGCGGCGCGACGCTCGAGATCGGCGGCGAGCGCCGGCGCGTGAAACACACCCAGATGCGCGATCCCCGCCGCTTCAAGGTGCAGCTGAACACGGTGCCGCTATGAGGGACCGTCTCGAGGCAGCGCTCGAGGGCAACCTCGTCGACTTCATGGCCGAGGAGCTGGATCTCACCGAGCGCGCGGTGACCAGCGGCGTGCATGGCCGCGCCGATCGTCTCAAGGCCGCGCTGCGCCAGGACGTGATTTCTGGCGGGCTCGGCCGGCGCGTCGCGCGCAGCTGGCAGTCGAAGAATTACCCGACGCACGGCGCGTCGCTGGGCGCGGCCGCCTACGTCTACACCAAGGCCGAGACGCTGATCGAAGCCTTCGACGCCGGTGTGACGATCAAGTCGCGCGACGGCTTCTGGCTCGCGATCCCGACGCCCTCTGCGCCAAAGCGCGGCATGGGTCGCAAGCGGATCAACCCGTCGAATTTTCCCGAGCATCGCTTTGGGCCGCTGCGCTTCGTCTACCGCCCGCAAGGGGCCTCCCTCCTGGTGGTCGACAACCAGCGCCAGACCAAGGCCGGAAACTACACCCTCTCGCGCAGCAAGCGCGCGCTGAGCAGCGGCAACGGGCTGTCGACGGTGCCGATGTTCTGGCTGATCCCGCAGGCGCGCCTGCGCCGGCGTCTCAACGTGGGCGCGGTCACCCGCACGGTGGCCGCTGGCCTCGCCGGCGACATCGACGCCGCATTCAAGACAACCCGCCGCCGGAGGCTGCGATAATGCCGAGCAAACACGAGGCCGCGATCGTCGCGCTGCAGGGGCAGCTCGAGGCGCATGAGGCCGCGATCTTCCGCGAGCATGATCTGCCCGAGGACTGCCCGCCCGAGGGGCTGATCAACATCGTCCCGGGCGATCCGCAGGAAATGGGCGTGCGGCTCGGCACCGGCGTGCGCGAATGGCAGCGCGGCGTCGAGCTGGAATGCGTGGTGCAAGGCGCTGACGCCGCCACGCGCGACGCGGCGATCGACGCGGTGCTGACCTCGGCGGCAGCGCTGCTGATGGCCGATCGCACCCTCGGCGGTGCCGTCGATTTCCTGGTGCCTGGTGCGCCGGAGGAAAGCGAGGCCGTTCCCATGCCGGGGGCGGAGAGCCTCAAGGGGTCGGTGCTGTCCGTCGCCCTGTTTTACGAAACCCCCGAAAACTCGATGGAGAATTGACCGATGCCCAACGCACGCGGAGATCAGGCGAAACTGCTGGCACGGCGCCAGTCGACGTTCGGCGCAGCCGAGGCCGCCGCCGATGGCGCGTTCTACACGCTGCCTTATTACAGCTACAGCGTCTCGCCGACCGGTGAGCTGGCGAATGACGAGGCGATCTATGGCGACGCCTTTCCGGGCGAGGTGGTCCAGGGCCTCCGCAATCTCGCCGGCAGTTTCGAGGTCCCGATGGGCCTCGACAGCATCGGCTGGCACCTGGCGCAGATCCTGGGCCTGCCGACGACCACGGGCACCGGGCCCTACGTTCATACCTTTGCCGCCGCAGCCCAGCCCTCGATCCTGCTCGCGACGCACGGGATCAGCCACGGCGGCGTCGGCCAGCACTTCACCCAGGACACGCTCGCGACCACCGGCATGGAGATCAGCGCGCAGAAGAATGGCACCCGCCAGCGCGTGACCTTCAACGCCACCGGCCGCGAGGAAGTGAAGGCCGGCGCGACGCTCGACGCGACCCCGGTCGAGTACGCAGCCGATCCGGTTCCGGTGAGCTTCCAGGGTGCGCTGAGCATCGACGGCAGCGAGGTGGCCGGCGTGACCTCGGTCGGGCTGACCCTCAACACCGGCCGCGAAGCGGATCAGGAGACCATGAACGGCGCCGCCACGGCGGCCGAGATCTCCGATGGGGTCTGGGATCTGGGCGGCACGCTCGGTGCCCGGTTCCGTGACGCCCAGCTCTATGACCTCGCCGACGCTGGCACGGCCTTCGCGCTGACGATGGCCTGGCAGCTCAGCGCCAATTACAGCCTGTCGATCAACGTGCCCTCGCTGCTGCTCGAGCGCACCGGCGTGCCGATCACCGGCCGCGGGCTGATCGCCCAGGACTACAACTGGCGCGCCAACCGCCCGGCGACCGGCGCAGAGCTGATCGAGGTCACGCTCACCAACGCGACCGAAAACTACGCAAACGCCAGCTGATGGTCTTGCGCCTGGTGCGCGGCCTCACCGAGGGCCGCACAATCGAGTTGGGGTATGGCGTCACGGTCACGCACCGGGCCTTCACCTATGCCGACCTGCGCGAGGCGGAATCCACCGCCTTGCGCCTTGCTCGCGAGACCCTGCCGGCAACGCGGGCCTTCGACGCGGCCTCGATCGACGACGAGGATCTGCCGCCCGAGCACGAGGAGGCGCTGCGCGGTCAGGCCGCGCGGCACCTGGTCAAGCTGCTGCTCTTGCGCTTCGGCACCGGCTGGGGCGGCCTCGAGACCGATCGCGGCGAGCCGGCGCCGCTTGAGGCCGAC